GGCGGGTAGCTCCAAACAAATTCTTACCAAATTTTAAACCCAGAGGAGGAATCACGATAAATAGACTTGACACAAAAAACGCAATGGCGATAACGTTGAAATATTTAATTCAGATGTATGGCAAAGAACGTGCGGAAAAAGTGTTTTTTATGGAATATGATAAGATATTCGATTATCATGGATTGGCGTGGAAATTAGGAAAAGCGAATTTCCGCTATTTCTGCGAAATCTATTTATATAATCATCTTTTCGATTATTCAAATGATAAAGTGCCATTATCGGATGCACATTACGCCATTTGGGATGAATTACAAGATACAATCCTGAATAAAAACAATACAAAGAATTGTTACATCTTCCCCCGTTCATTCGGTAAGAGTGCGACAATAACAGTGCCATTTGCTTTGTGGGTAGCTCTTTATCGTATCCATCCATTTGTGGTTGTTGACTCTGCGACGGAGGCTCAAGCGCAAAACTTCATTGAAACCATGAAAATTCTGATTGAGGATAACCAATATATCATGAATTCATTTGGTAATGTTATCAATAAAGATTTACGATATAATGCTAATGAAATTGAACTTGATATTTCGCCCGAAAGAAGCAAAATAAAATGTGTATCCTCTACATCCGGCAATAGAGGTATTACATATGGTGCTATTCGTGTTGGTTTGCTCATTCTTGATGATGCCCAGGATGAAAACCAAATTAAAACAGAGGAATCATGCGCCGCTTTTGTTAAAAGAATTCAAGATGGATTGTTAAAAACTCTTGAGAATAAAAGCAATCATGTTATTGCTGTTGGTACAGTACAGAAAAAAGGCGATTTGTATGATACCTTTTTCCATTCCCCAGCGTGGATATCAAAAACACAGAAAGCAATACTAATGGATGATATCGATGATTATTTTATGAATCATCAAGGCTGGCAAAAAATAAAAGAAATCCTACAAGACAAAACCAATCCTAATGCATATTACAATGCAGAAAATTATTATTATGATAATCGTTCTGAATTGGATTATCCGATTGTCTGGGATAACTATAATTGTTTTGCATTGGCTGTTAGTTATTTTGATAATCCTGTCTCATTTAAACAAGAATGCCAATGCGACATCAACAATTTAGGACAGAGGCGCATTCATTCTTATGGCGCAATTCCAGCAGAAACAATAGAAAATAAAAGTTTTACGAAAACTATTCTTTCTGTTGACCCGGCATCAACAACAAATAAGAAATCCGACTATTCCGCATTCTGTGTTTTAAGTGAATCGGATGATGGGTTGTTATACGCCCGAAAATGTCAGATTAAAAAACTTGAATTTAATGATTATATCCAAAACATCATTGATTTGCTATTAGCGTATACAGATATCAACACGGTATCTATCGAAAAACAAACATATAACGGTGCAGATGTTATTGAATTAAGAAAGCGAATGTTTAAGCATCCGGAACTCAAATATAGAAATATTACGATTGTTAATAAAGCACGTTCAAAGAATAAAGAAGCCAGAATATCCGCATTATGTGTACCTGCTATCAATATGAAGCAGGTCATTTTTAATGCCGATGATGGTGAAGCAATCAATCAAATCATTAGTTTTTGCGGTGTTGGTTTGGGTGGTACGCACGATGATATGATTGACTGTTTAGCGGATGCAATTGAAAATCTCCCTAATGTACATACAGGCGGTGCATATGGCTTTGTGTCATTTAGGGAAATTGGCTATTTCTAATGAAAGGAAGTGAGAAAATGGAGAATAAAACGATTAACGATAAAATGATTAGTGAATATCATTTAAATTTGCCCAAATACGAGAAAATGAAAAGATATTACGATGGCAAACATGATATTTATAATACTTATAATGTCCGTGAAGGTACATTCGATAGAGCTACGCATATTAACTGGATTTCAAAATTCATTTCTGAAGAAATAGCATATGCATTAAATAAACCCGTATCATATATTTCAAAAAGCGGGAATCTAAATCTTGAAAAAGATATCTCAAAATCGATTGAACATTATGATTTGAACCATGACCAGAAATTAATGCGCGAGCTTGAAATTTATGGTTTATGCTATTGTCTTTATTATTTCGATAAGGTTGGGCGATTGTGCGAGAGGGTTTTAAATCCTACTAATGCAATTGCATATTGTGATGAGGATGGCAATGTAATCCGCTTTATCTATTTTTACAAGAAGAAATATATTGATGCTGATTTTTATAATGTGTACTATCCCAATGGAAAGATTGAGATTTACAAAAACGGCGCATTGATTGAAACTGACCGTCATTATTTGGCTTGTATGCCTGTTAGCGTTTGCCAGATTGAGCATTCGGAAACCATCTATGCAAAAATTAAAGAATTGAATGATGATTACAATGAATTAATATCTAATCAGCAATGTTTGATTTCGGAATTCAAAAATGCATATTTAACTGTTTGCGCTGAAGGTCTCTCTGTGGAATCTATGAAAGAATTTGCAAAAAATGCTAAAGATAAGGATTCCGGCATGGTATTCTATCCGAATAAGGATGCAAAACCCGAATGGTTAATCAAGAATATTAATGATACAGCCATCAAAAATCAGATGGATGAGTTGAAAGAAAATTTATATGCGCAATCTGGGCATATTGACTTTAATGAAAAACTTTCATCCAATCTTTCCGGCGTTGCTCTACAATCACGATTAACAGGACTTGACCAACGTGTAAATATGATTCTGAATCCCGTATTGAATGCGCTTTATGAAAGAGTGCGTTTTATTTGTATGTATTTACTTATTTCAAAGAATACACAATACGATTTCACCGATATCAAGATTGAGGCAAATATTGATATTCCTATGGATATTGCCGGTAGAATCAATGAAGTAAATCAATTAGGTGATATTGTTAGCCTTCAAACCAAATTGGAGAGATTACCATTTATCGAAAATCCACAGGTAGAAATTGAACGTTTGAAGAAGCAAGAAGAAAACAATAAATCTATTAATGTGGATAAAGCCTATGAAGGGTTTTATGGTGGAAGTGTAAGCAATAATGAATGATTTTGAAAAAATCAAATATGATATCGATGAGGCTACGGCAAAGAAAATAAAAAAGCTAATCAAATCATTCAAAAAATCACAAGATAAATTATTGGGGGATATCGCCGCTATCATCCTTGATAACATGGATGATGACGGTGCTATTTTTATATCGGATTCTTTGACATTTCAAATTAGAAATAGTGTTACAAAAACATTTAGCGAAATGAATGCCGATGAACTTGCATTTTTGAATGAGGTTTTGGAAAACGGATACAATGAAGCGTTTAACCAAACCGCAAAAAAGATTGGTATAACCGCCGATTGGGAGCTTGTAAGAAAAGAATTTATTGCACGTGCGATATCTGCCCCTATTAACGGGAAGAATTATTCTGACCGTGTATGGGAGAATGTAAACGATTTAGCCAATAGAATCTACAATGATATTCTTGATTGCATTCGTACCGGAAAACGCCCAAATGCAATAGCAAAACAAATTAAAGATGATTTTGGTGTTAGCGCATACCAGGCTGCAAGGCTTGTAAATACCGAACTTGCAAGAGTTGTAAACGAGGCGCAAATGGATGTATATAAAAATAGCGGTGTTGTAGAAAAAGTAATGTTTTCTGCAACACTTGAAAATAATACGTGCGATATTTGCGGTGATATGGACGGAAAATATTATTCTTTACATAATGCGCCGAAAATCCCGGTACATCCTAATTGTCGATGCTGCCTTATTCCTGTTGTGGATGATTGGAAACCGACACAGAGGGCGGATGACTCGACGAAAACAACGATTGATTATATCACTTTTAAAGAGTGGAAAAACAAATAACTAACTATATGCAATGCTCTATGGCTATATGCTCATAGGGCATTTATATATATAAAAATATTGCACTTTATGGATTGTAAGATACATAAAGGGCAGAATGGAGATTTTAAAATGGAATTTAATGAAATTATTGAATCCCTCAAAGAGTTTGAAGGGACAGAGGATTTTGAAAGTTATATCGGCGGTCATGTTACAGCAGATAGAGTAAGTAAATATCTTGAAACAGATGCGGGAAAGCAATTCCTCCAGCCTATGTTGGATAAGTACCATACAAAGGGATTGGAGACGTGGAAAACAAATAACCTTGAAAAGCTGGTTGATGCAGAGGTTAAAAAGAGATATCCCGAGGCTGACCCGAAAGATACCGAATTGGCAAAGTTAAAAGCTGATTTGGAATCTATGAAGGCTGAATCTTTGAAAAAGGATTTGACCAATAAGGCATTGACCATTGCAACCGCTAAAGGGTTGCCCGTTGATTTGATTAGTTATTTTGTCGGTGATAGTGAAGAAGCAACCACAGCCAATTTAGAAAAACTTGAAACTACATTTAATGCAGAGGTTGAAAAGGTTGTTACTAAACGTTTGGGCAAATCACATAAGCCTGATGCCGGTGATGACACACAGCAATTGACCGCTGATGATTTCGATGCAATGTCAATTGAAGAAATCAACGAATATTTCAGAAAAATTAAAAAGTAAAATTAATGATTTATAAAAGGAGATTTATATTATGAACTTTAAGAGAAAACTTTGGGAAGCTCGCCTGATTGAGCATTTTAATGAAGCTTCCGTTTTGTCCGCTATTACGACTGCCCCCACTGAATTAACCGCTCATGCTATTGTATTTAACAAGGTGAATGCCGGTACTATCAGCGATTATGAGGGTGTAGTTAATTGGGAAAATGTCGATACTACTCCCGTAGAGATGACCTTCGATTTCAAGAAGTATTTCGCCGATACTGTTGATGATGTAGATAAGGCGCAGAGTGGCAATATGTCTCTTCTTGATAATTATGCATCTACACAGGGTAAGTACCTTTCCGAGGCTGCCGATACCTATGCATATGCAAAGTTTGCCGCTGGTGCTGGTACAAAGATTGAAAATAAGGAAATCACTACTCCCGAAGATATGTATGATTATATCGTCGATTTGGGTGTAGCACTTGGAAAGAAGAAAGTACCCGCATCCAATCGTTACGTTGTTATCGGCTGGGATGTACTTGGACTTCTCCAGAAGGATAAGAGATTTACTCACAATCCCGATGTGCTTGCAAATGGTATTGTAAACGGTCAGAAGATTAACGGCATGACTATTATTGTTACCGCTAATGCCCCTGCTAATACTGTTGTTGCACTTTATAAGGGTGCTGTTGGTTTTGGTCAGCAGATTAATGAGCTTGAAGCAATGCGCCTCCAGAATGCA